AATGTCAAATTTCACGGCAAACAAGCACAGCGCTGCCTTTGAACTTATAGGCCGGGGCCACTGCAGGGCCTTTTCAATATGGCCCGATTTGGCCCCTTTTAGTACAAATAAGGTCGGGGGGTGATCTGATATGTATTCCGAAGCCAAAGAAAAGCGGCTGCGACAGTTAAGTATTCTAAAGTTTATGGGGGCTAGCTGGGCAAATATAGAAGAAAAAATTTGCAATGACCCCAGCTTAAGCGCTCACGAAGGTACAGTTAGCCTGAAAACCGTACGTAAAGATTGGTATAACCGCGATGAATGGCTCGACAAAGTGTGGGATTTCGACGACACCGACACGCTGGCCAAAAGCGTTGTAGCTGAAAAGCAGCGGTTAAAGCACAAAGCCTGGGAAATGTTGCGGCAGCTACAAAACGAAGCCGAAGAAGCCCGCAAACCCTTTAACGATAGCAACCCGCAATACGGCGCGATGTTGGGCGTACTGCGGTTTATTAACAACCTGGGTAGCGACGAAGTTGAATTACTGCAAAGCCTGGGTGAAGTGGAGAAAGAACCTGACAGACACGAGGTAACACTTGAAAACGCGCAGCAAAAGCTCGCTGATAGACTCTCTGAGACAACTTAAGCCTGAGCCACGTCGGCAGTTTATTTATAACGAGTTGACTGCCGAGCAAGCCCACGCCCTTTTGTATGACTGGGAAGCCTGGGCCAGGCCAGAACAGCTACCGCCCGCCGGCGACTGGATGACCTGGCTAATTGTGGCGGGCCGGGGCTGGGGTAAAAACCGGACTGCCGCTGAAACCATCAGACATTTTATAGAAGCCGGCGAAACCCGCAAAATGCTTTTAGTTTCAAAAAACCCGCAGGATGCCAGGGAAGACATGATTGAAGAGGAACGCAGCGGGATACTGGCAATTATGCCGCCTAGTCTGCAACCCGACTGGCAACCAGGTAACAAGCGCCTGGTATGGCCGGACGGAACGCTGGCCCACGTTAGGACGGGGGCCAAACCTGACAATATCCGAGGTGGCGGTTACGACCTGGTATGGATGGACGAACTAGCCGCCTGGGATTACCCACGCAAAACCTATGACAATATCCAATTTGCCTGTCGCCAAAGCGACCCTCGACAAATAATAACAACAACCCCAAAGCCCATATTAATCATGGAAGAACTAAAAGAGCAAGCAAAAGAAAGCTCGGACGTAGTATTTACCACTGGTACAACCTGGGAGAACGTAGATAACCTTTCAGATAAGTTTATGAATACGGTTGTAGCTAGATACCGCAATACCAGAATGGGCCGGCAGGAATTGGAAGCAGAAATTTTAACTGACAACCCGGACGCCCTTTGGGATCACGAAATTATTAAGTACAAACCCAAAGAAGAACTGATCAAAAACGGCCACCTAATAAACTTTGAGCGCGTTGCAGTGGGCGTTGACCCCGCCACAACCAACAAAACCGAAAGCGACGAAACCGGTATAGTTGTGGCCGGCAGGCGTGGCGATCAGTTCTATTTGCTGGACGATTTAAGCGGCAGATACAGCCCTCACGGCTGGGCCAGTAAAGCAATCAAGGCATTCCATACCTACCAGGCTGACAGGATAGTTGCAGAGAAAAACCAGGGCGGTGATATGGTTAAAACCACAATCCAGGACATGGAGAGAGTGCCAGTTAAGCTGGTAAACGCAAGTCGCGGAAAAGACGTAAGGGCAGAACCAATTTCCGCAATTTATGAGCAGGGCCGGGCCTACCACCTTGATGACTCGGAAGACAAAGACAAATTTGAAGAACTAGAACGGCAATATACCACCTGGGTTCCTGGCGAGAACTCACCAGACCGCTTGGACGCGGCAGTTTGGGCGCTGACCTTTTTAAAGCCCAAAAGCGGCGGTTACAGTGGCGGCAGCCCAGGCAGCCACTGATCTATTTGATTTAAAAAAAGCATACTTGTATAATCCCCGCAGGCCGGTAACCTTTTTACCAATAGGAAAGTGGTAATTTATGAGTTCTGAAAATGGCCACAACCCACAAGATTTATCCTCTTTTGCCCAGATGGGCGCTAATTTTGCAAGCGACCTGATGGAAACCCGCGGCTTGAGCAGGGCTGGCCTGCAATTTGGAGGAGAACGGGATATAGAAGAAGCCCTGGGCTATACCAAAAACCCGCAACCGGAACACTTTCGTGACTTCTACGACAGCCGGGACATTGCAAGCGTAATAGTGGACAGGCCCGCTCACGACACCTGGCGCAAAAGGCCCAAGGTCAAAGATGGTTCCGAGGGCGAAAGCGATTTTATGAAAGAATGGCAGCAACTTGTAAGCCAACATAAGATATTCCATTACCTAGAACGCCTTGATAAACTGTCCGGTATTGGCAGATATGGCGTTTTGTTGATTGGTTTTAAAGACGAAAACAATAATGACCTTTCACAGGAAATCAGCAACCCGCAGGGCATAAATTATCTAACGCCCTTTTGGGAAGAAAAGGCCGAAATTGAAAAGTTTGAGACCGAAACCGGCGAAGAACGGTTTGGCCGGCCCACGCTCTACGATATTGACATGGAAGCCGACATTGAGGGCTTCCAGATGGAAGAAGCCCACGAAGACGTACATTATTCACGCGTAATCCACGTTGCAGAGGGCCTTTTAGACAACGAGGTTTACGGTGAACCAAGGCTACAGAAAGTTTTTCACCGGTTGCAAGATTTAGACAAGTTGTTGGGCGCTGCGCCCGAAGCCTATTGGCAGCAAGCGGCAAAGGGCTATCACGTTGAAGAAAAGGAAAATGCGAATTTAGACGATGAAGATTTTGACGAGATCACCGATGAAGTTAACGCCTTTCTTCACGGCTTTAAGCGGGTATTTACCACCAGTGGCGTTAACCTTAACGAGCTGGCCGGCAACACCAACATAGATCCCTCAAACCCGTTTGACATTGCGATTTCTGTTATTGCAGCAAAAACCGGCATACCAAAGCGAATTTTAACCGGTAGTGAACGCGCCGAACTGGCAAGCAGTCAGGACAGAAAGAACTGGTTTGACCGCGTAGAAGAAAGGCAAAATCAGTTTGCAGCCCCAATGATTTTGGAAAAGTTAATTGACCACCTGGTTGACTATAACGTATTAACCCCGCCCAAAAACGGCGGTTACGAAGTTGAGTGGCCAAACCTTTGGACGCCCACAGTTAGCGAACGCGCTGAAATAGCAAATAAACGGGCGCAAGCCCTCGACAAGGCCAGCGGTGGGCAGCCCAAAAGCCTGATGGATGAAGACGAAATCCGTAAATATGTATTCGACATGGAACCGCGGGAAATGCCCACAGAGCAGCAATTAAGCGATAACGAAGAAAATGAGCAAGTCCAAAAGCAATTTGCCGCAGCCAAGAAACTGACCAGATTAGAAAAATAACCCACGGGGGCCTTGTATGACCCCACAACACGCCAAAACCTGCGACCACAACCACAGCAAAGAAGAAAAGCTGATAAGCGACCCGGGCAAATCCAAATACCTTGAGCAGCTGGCCCAGGCCGCAGAGAATGTGGACCCTACCCGTACCAAAACCCTGCGGCGGGATTATATGGCGGCAGCTTACAAGCGTTTCCGGCATTTGAAGGGCCTAATACGCAAAGCAGTGGTCGATTTAGACGTGTTCGAACTGGGCCAGGGGCCGCAAAGCCAGCTTGCAGAATTGCCCGACAGAGGGGATTTTGTCTTTAAAACAGATGCCGAAAAGGTTGATGTTTTTAGCAACTGGTTGGACGGCAGGCTAAAAGAAGGCATTTTAGAACCGCCTGAGCAATTTCCCGACCGCTGGCAAAAGCAGTACGTACGCAGGGCCTATAATAGCGGTGTCAGGCAGGCTCAAAGAAAAATGCGGCAAGCCGGCATGGACGTACCACGGCTGGGCCGGGCAGAATTCCGTAATATCTTTAACCAGCCTATCCATAAGCAAAAGCTGCAATTACTTTATACGCGTAACTTCAAGGCGCTCAAAAACATAACAGATGAAGTGGACGGCCAAATTAGCCGAGTTTTAACCAACGGGCTTTCCCAGGGGTTTAACCCGCGCAAAATGGCCAGGCAGCTAAATAACAGGGTGGACAAGATAGGCATAACCCGCGCCCGGACTATGGCAAGGACAGAGACAATATACGTCCATAATGAGGCAGCGCTAACCCGATACGAACAGATGGGCGTTGAAGAAGTGTCCGCAAAGGTGGAATGGTTAACCGCAGGCGATGCCAGAGTTTGCCCGGAATGTTCGAGCCTTTCCGGCACAAAGTACACAATAGAAGAAGCCCACGGCTTGATACCTTTACATCCTAATTGCAGATGTTGCTGGGAACCGGCAACTTTCCCACAGACAGGCTTTTAACGGAGGTGAATTATGGCTAACAAAAAGATACCAAAGTTAGATAGAGCAATGTTAGTGGAAATGGTTGATCACTTTGAAGCTGAAAACCGGCGCGGCCAGGTTTACCAGGCCAGCCACGTTTTTAGCGCGGTGGCGGCGGGTGGCAGCAAAAATGTACTAATAATTGCAGGCGACCAGCCGCTCTTCATTTCAGTTGTTGTAAAGTCCACAGTTAAGACAGAGATTAACCCCTTTAGAGGAACCACAGTTAGCGCAAACGGCAGCGCCCTTGACGTTGGCCCCACTTGCATAAACGAAATCGAAACAACCAGCCCCACAGCGGAAATGTATCAAGGACCAACAATAGATTCGGACGGTACTGAACTGCCGAGCGAATTTATCCCGGGTGGCGGCAAACAGAACGCGGAAATAGGTGGGGAAGCCAGCGTTGTAATGAATTATATTTTTGCTGCCAACGCAAACCACTTAATCAGAGTGACAAATTCTACAAGTGGTTCGGAAGGGGATTTCCATATTAAGGCAACCTGGGTAGAGGGATAAAATGCCCTGGACAATTGATGATGCAAACGACCATATACAGGGCTTAACCCAAACGGAAAAAAAGCAATGGGTAAAATTGGCCAATAAAGTACGCGCCCAGTGCCTTGACCAAGGTGGCGACGAAAGCACCTGCGATGCACGGGCCGTAAAAGTGGCCAACGCGAATTACGACCAGGTATCTTTGGGGGCTGAAAATATGCCAGAAAAACTGACAAACAAATTAGCTAAAAAAGACCTAGCCAGATTTACGGCCAACGCTAACCAGGGCGGCATCAGGACAGATACCCTGGAAGGCAGGCCCCACCTGGTTATACCAGTTGTGGCGCTAAAAGAGGCCGTTGTCAAAGGGCAATTTTTGCCCGGCCAGGAAATTAGGAACTCGAAAAACCTTTGGACTGACGTACCTATACCGATACATCACCCTAAAAACCACAGCGCCCGGGAACTGCAAATAATAGATAACCGTGTAGTAGGTCGTTTTTACAACATCAGGGTAGAGGAAAACAAGTTAAAGGGTGAAATTTGGATAGACGAAGAAAAAGCCCGGAACAAAGCCCAGCAAAACAACGCCCGGGCCAAAGAAGTGTACGAAACCTATCGGCGGCTTAAAGCCGGAGAACCAATGGACGTTTCCACGAGCTACTGGCACGATACCGTACAGGAAAGCGGTACTTACAAAGGCAAAAAATACAAAGGCAAGCAGATTAACCTTAAGCCGGACCATCTGGCTATATTGCCGGATGAATATGGCGAACTGTCTTTGCCGGATGGTGTAGGTGTGCCGCTTAAAAACCAGAGAGGTGATGATAATGTGAAGTCTGAAAACCAGCGCAGCACTGCCAGGACACCGACTTACAGCAACACAAGTACGGAAAGTTGGAGCCGGCAAACCCTATCAGAATTTGCCGCCCAACGCGGCTGGGATGTTGACACCGTTGCAGACATGGACGATAGGCAGCGCAGGATTGCAGCTGAATCCAGCCTTTTGGGCTTGGAGGATGCCGACGAATGGAATATACTGACGTTTTTCCAGGTAGTTGACGGCAACGGTGTATTATATAAAAACGCCCTTGCAAGTGTACGCGGTGGGCGCGGCCAAGCAGCAGATGTGCCACAAAGTGCATACGATTCCGCGGCTGCCAAAGCCAAAACCCTATTGCAAGACGAATTCGACGTTGAGTATAGCGAAAACAGCTTGAGCGTAATAGACAAAGTATTTAATCTATTTAGAGGTGAGCAAAACATGGACAACAAACAAGAGCTTGTAGAAAAAATCATGGAGAAGGCCGGCACAGAAGACCTGTCCGAAGGTGATCTCCTGGATACCAAGGAGGAGGTTCTTAAGGCAATGGCCAAAAACCTTGAAGAGGGCGGGGGCGAAGAGCCGGAAGAAGAGGAAGGAGAAACCGAAGGACCTGAAACGGATCTGTCAGAGGAAAACCAGAGTAGCGAACTAAGCGAAGAAAAGATAATGGAGATCGCTAAAAATGCGGCCAGGGAGGTAACCGAACAGGAAAAGAAAGAAAACCTGGTTAACAAGCTGGCAAATTCGGATCGGGTAAATTACACCAAAGAAGAACTCAAAAAGATGCCTTTCAGCGCGCTTAAAAAGACAGAGCAAAACGCCATACCAGGCAACTTTGTCGGCGCTGGGGGCAGCCTTGCAAGCAATCAGGGCGGCACAACGGAAGTCGAACTGGTTGAGACCAGTGGAGTTTTAAGCAGAAAAGAGGGTGAATAACAATGGCTGACAACGCAATCCTACGAAAGAACCTGCCCGGTGGGGCCTTGCAAAAGGAAAACATAGATACCGGTCCAGCCCCGGCGGCCGAAGAGATGCATCCGGGCAAAGTTGTTGAAGTTAACTATGATAGCGGCTGGGAAATGCGGCTACACCAGACAACCAGGCCCGGACTGCGAGTTGTACGCGGAGGCTTTGAAGAGGGCCTAGATCAAATATATGCCGCAGACGACCTTATACGCTGGTATGTATTACACAGCGGGGAAGAGGGCATGGCCTACGTTTACGCGGAAGACGATGCCGGCGACGCTGCGGTTTCCGCAGGGGACATACTGTACAAAACCGCCAGTGGGGACCATAGCACAGCCCACGAGGGCCAGCTTGACGTAAACGCGACAGACGGTGTGGCCACCGCGATAGCATTAGAAGACGTTTCAAGCGGTGAAAGCCAGTTGACCAAGATACTCAAACTTTAATTCAGAGGTGAAGACTTATGGCTAACCAGTCCACAGCACAGATGTTTGGAGATTTGACAGCCAACGCGCTTGAACGCCTTAAGCAGAACAACTTTGACCCCAAAGCGCTGCGGACTAACCGAACGCTGCCCAAAGATGCCTGGAAGGAAATAGACGATCAAATTTACAAGATTGCCCGCAGGCGTTTTCAGGCCATCCAGGCCCTGCAAAACGAAGGGCTTGAGCAAAATCTGGGCGGCTTGCACGTTTTATTCGATATGTGGGAACAGGTTTCCGACTTTGGGGAAGTAACCCAAAGCATGGACTTCCAAGACCAGGCCCCGGGCGACCAGCCTGATTTTCAAAATTACATGATCCCCATCCCGTTAACCCACGGGGATTTCCAACTGGGCGCGCGAAAACTTATGGCGCTTGAAAACAAGCAGAACGTAACCGTTGACAGCGCCATGATAAGCCAGATAACCAGGCACGTTACTGCCAAACTGGAAGATACACTTTTCCACGGCACTGACGTAACCCTAAATGGCAACCCAGCGCCCGGATTGCTCACCCACTCTGACAGCATAAACGTAACCAGTGATGGTGGCTGGACAGGCAGCTGGGGGAGCAACCCCGGGGATATTTACGAGGATATCAAGCACCTAATCCAGACGCTCAAGGACAACCGCCACCACGGGCCGCTGATTATTTTCCTGGCCAATGATGCGTACGAGGCCATGAATATACCGGACCCGGAAGGCAGCGGGGATTTGGAGTTGATGGACAGAATAGAAAACATGGCAAAAGTTGGACAGCTAGTAGAAGTTGACCAGCTTGATGACAATTACGTTGTTGCCCTTGACCCCGTTGAAGATATAATCCAGCTGCCATACGCAGCTGACTTACAGGCCGTTGAATGGGAAACCCACGGTGGGTATGTAACCAACTACAAGATATTTTCCGCAATGGCCCCACGTGTAATGTCAGATGAGGACGGCAACGCGGGGATCTGCTACGCTACTGACGCTTAATACTTAAGTGGAGGTGTACGACGAACACCGGGGCCTGGCGCGCCGCCCCGGGTTCTAATCATGGCTAATTTTGTTGAGGAAAGCGATGTTAAGGAAATTCTAGATACTGATTTGGATAATTTAACGCCTTTTATAGACACCGCCCACTTGGACGTAAAAGACCTTGAATATTCAGACGACAGACTGGCCCAGATAGAAAAATGGCTTGCGGCCCATTACGCAGCAATTAGGGATAAACGCGTTGAAAGTAAAAGCATTGAAGGCGACAGGGAAGATTACGCAGGTGAAACCGGCATGGGCTACAACGCAACACAGTACGGCCAGCAAGCCCTGATGTTGGATAAAGAGGGTCAGCTGGATACCACAACCGACACCAAAGACGTAAAATTTAAGCATACGGGGTAGTTATGGCTGGCACGATCAAGGTGATGACAGAGTTGAGCGGGTTTGATGCCTGCGATGCCTGGCTCGGTAATATGATAATGGAGGCCGGGCCAGTTTACCTTGTTGGCAGCGCCGTTGAGTATTCCGTTTTCGTTGAGTTTGGCACTTCTAAAATGGCAGCACAGCCTTATCTTTTCCCGGCTGCGGATGCCGCCTTGCAGGAAATTCATCAAATTTGGGATTCTGTAGGTTACGATATCAACAAGCTAATTAGGGTTCTGGCCCTGCGGATAGAAGCGTATGCAAAAATGCGCTGCCCGGTTGACACCGGCAACTTGCGGGCCAGCATAACCGCAGAGAGGGTATCATGAGTAGGGCAAGGCGCAATCGGAATTTTATTAAAGCCAACGGCGAAGACATAACAAAAATGCCGCGTACACAAACCGGTGAAGATGAAAGCGGCAACCCGGTTTATGAATACCTATCCGAAGACGAAACCACTATCCGGGCGCTAACCAAAAGCCAGGGCGCAGATGCCGACAGGTTGCAGCGCAGCCTTGGATCCAGCGAAAAAGAAATAATGACCATAATCATAAGTGACGAGGTCAACTTAAACCCAAACACGCGCTTTAGAATAGACGGCTTTGAGTACTCGATTAGGCAGCGCAAACCGTCTAAAAAGGGCAAGTTAAAAGTTCAAATTGAGAGGAATATAGTACAATGACAACACCGCCCGAAATAAAGGAATCTTTGATAGAAATTTACGACGCTAATTGGGATACAGCCAATGTGGCCAAACCCCTTGATATTAAAACAGAATCTTTCAGCGAAGTTTATCCTGACGGGATAACCCTGCCGGCCATGACAATACCAACAACCACGGAAAATTCCGTAGGCGAAACCGGGTACGCAGCAATGAGCAATTCTGGCCCAGTCCAGCAAAAAGTGGGCCAGGCCCAGGTGAACCTTTGGATTACCAAAGAAGCCGCTCACGATTTAGGTACTTATGACGACAACATTATAAGCCCGGAGGGCTGGCTTGACCGCGCCCGCAAAGAAGCGGGCCGTATAACCAGACAAAAAGTGATTTTACTGCCTGGTTACGATTATATTGCCTGGGATAGCGGCCAGGACAGGCATGAAAAAGACCGGCAACCGGTGATTTTCCGCAGGATGTCATTCGTAAAATACAGCTACAAAACACGGTGATAATTATGTGGATTAAGTGTGTAGGAGATACTAAAAGCCTTTTCCTGCGGGACAAAATGGATGAACCGCTGGAATTTTCCAGCAACGGCACAACCCAGGTTCCACAGGAATTGGGCGAATATCTGGTGGAGCATTACCCGAAAATAAAAGAACACAGCACGCAAACCGCGGAAGTTAAAACCGCGGAAGAACCGGAAGACACAGACCAAGAACTGGAGGTAGGTAACGATGGCTGACTCTAGCGCGATATTACCGCAGTCTGTACATCACGTTGAAGAAGATGACGATTTGGCAATTCCTGACGACGCCCACCTTTTGCCTTTTGCGGATGTAGTTGATGTTTACGACTGGACCAACGAAGTACCGATTAACCCACGAACCGGCGTTGGCCATATAGACCCGCAAAAGTTCGATAGGGGCCAGGAGGAACATACTTTTACCACTGAATTCAATTTGCAGGGCAGTATTGCAATGCCCGCGATCACGGACAGCACAGTTGACAGCGTAAATTGCGCGCCGGTTTACGAGGCCATTATACGCAAAGCCAATAATATGCTTAACCGGCGCACAGTTATATGGAAGGTGGAACATCCAGGCGAAGGCGCTGATGGCGCAGGCCGGGACGTGTATGTTGTTGCAAGGCACTGCGCGCCCAATACTTTGACCCTGGAAGGCGACGCCGAAGATAACAGCCCACTTACAGTAACTTTGGAATATATGGCCCCAAAGGTTCGACCGTACCATATAGACCAGCCCGGTAGTGCAACCACGCTTACGATAGAATCCAGTACGTCAGAAAGCGGGGATGTAGAAGTACAGGGCATAGATGACACCGACACCGAGACCACGGAAACCGTAAGCCTAAGCGACGGCAGCGGCACAACCACGGCAACCCTTAAAGAAATCTACGCAGTTTGGGCCATTGACGACTTCACCGGGGACCTAACCGTAACGGACGGCAGCGGCACAACCTACATGACAATCTACGGCAGCGAGACTTACTGGGGTATAGAAGGCGACAAAGGTGTGCCTGTAACGCCTTCAAGCGGTAGCAAGGTAGATACCCACGATGGCGATGAGCAAAAGTTCCTAGATAATACTGCAACCTGGCAAGGAGCGGCACTTGCGCCGGAGTACAATTCTGTTAGCCTGGAAATCAATAACAACATAGAAACCAAGAACACGGCCAACAGAATAGGCGTTGAACTGCGGCCAAGCATAAGGGAAACCATACTAACCGCCACGGTTGCGGGGCCAAAACAGCCAAACCAAAAAGCCGATGCCATTATCCGCAAACTGATGGGTGATTTGGTCTGGAATTTAAGCCAGAACACGATTACGCTGCCAAACGCCGTATGCAGCGACTCCGGCAGCAAGGTTTACACCGCAGAAGAAGCCTATGCAAGCGCAGATGTTGAGTTTACTTCTAAGGGCATAAATATCAGTTAAGGAGGGTAATACATGGTAGATTTAGATAACTACAAGATTGACAGGGGGCCGGACGGCGAGCGGTTAACCCACAGGCAGTATATTGAGATGTTTGATATAACGGTAAAATACAAGCATCCAAACTGGGGTGACAAAGCAGAATTTAGCCAGGATTTTGGCCCTGGTGTGCCGCAAGCTGAACAGGTGGACCCGAAGAACATCCTTAAATACTTTAAGAAGACTTTTGTTGACCCGGATTTTAGCGATACAACCGCAGAAGAATTAAACGACATGGACGGGGATTTTGTACAAAAGTTGCTGGATATTGTCGGCAACCTTTACAACCATCCGGACAACCGGGAAATGGATTTGGATTTAGGCGATGAGGCCGATAAAAAAAAGTCGAAGAGCGAGAACGAAGGCTAATATGGATTTTGCACGAAATGAATTACACCTTAACCGGCCCCAACTCAATGTTCAATCTCATGGAAGGGGATTTGGAATATTTGGTCGAAGTCTACAACCAGATGCACGGCCAGGGGGCCGGTGAATCACCTCGAGAGAAGTTGCGCAGTGGCGACAAAAAGCTAATTGAGAGGGTGAAAGACAAATATGGCCGAAACTAAACAAGTAGGCGTACAGGTTGGAGGTAACGCCGCAGGCTTTAATAGTGCCATAATGGGCGCGCAGCGTAAGCTCAGTACGTTCAAAAAAGCTGCCCTGGGCGTTACCGCCGCCGTTGGAATTGCAGCTGGCGCAATGGGCGCTAAGAGTGTTTCTGCAGCTGCTGACTTCCAAGGCGCAATGACAGAATCCGTTGCTATAATGGATAATGTTTCCGACAGTATGCGCAATGACCTGGCCGAAGCCGCCCGGGAAGTTGGCCGAACCACAAAGTTTAGCGCCACAGAAGCGGCCGAAAGTATATATTACCTGGCCAGTGCTGGCATGGATGCCGCGGAATCGGAAGCCTACCTGGCAGATATGGCCAAGTTTGCCCAGGCAGGTAACTTTGATATGGCAAAGGCCACAGAACTGGCCACCGATGCCAATAGCGCCCTGGGCCGACAAATAGACCAGATGCCCGCCCTTATGGATTCCCTGGTACAAGCGGAATCCGATGCCAACGCAACCACAGAGCAGTTTTCCGAAGCCTTAACCAACAAAGCAGCCCCGGCAATGAACCGCCTTGGAATTGGCATGAACGAAGGTATAGCTTTGTTGGAAGTATTTGCAGATGCCGGGCTTAAAGGACGGCGCGCAGGAACCATCATGGCCAGGACTCTAGAGGGCCTGGAAAAACGCGCCCGGAAGAACAGCGATGTATTTAAAGAATTGGGCGTACAGGTGTATGACCAAAACGGTGAAATGCGCAGCACAATAGATATAGTAAAAGACCTGGAAAACGCCTTCGAGGGCATGAGTACGCAGGAAAGACAGGCTGCGCTGGAAAAAATGGGCTTTAACGACAGGGCAATGCAAGGGCTTGACTTGCTTTTGGGCAATTCCGAAGCCCTGGAAGAATATTACAAAAAGCAAAAACAGGCAGGCGGCAAAGTTGACGAAGTTGCCAGCAAGCAGATGCAACACTTCAACGCCCAGATGGGCCTGATGGGCGATAACATAAACGATATATTTATTGGAATTGGGAACAAAATGCTGCCCGGCTTAACCGATCTACTTAAAAACGGCCTTGTACCAACAACCCAGGAACTCTCTAAAATAGTTGAAGAATCCGACAGCTTTATAGGCTTTTTAGACAAAGCAAGTGAACAATGGCTGCCAGGCATGAACACAGAATTTAAGCGCCTTTGGAATGAAGGTGGCGGCAACTTTGTCGGTATGTTGCGGCAAGTAGGCCGCGAGCAGCCAGCTTTCCAGGGCGCGCTTAACGCAGTTGCCGGCGGCATTGAAGCCGTTGCGAACTGGTTTGATAGAGTAGACTGGCAGCACCAAAAAGAACAAGCCCTGAACATGGCCGGCGATGTTGGAGAGGAATTTAGCGCCCTGGGCCAGACAATTTCTGACGCTTTGGGCAACCTTACAGGGTTTGAACCAAAGGCCGACATAGACTTTAAGTGGGATATTGAAACCGGCCTTGGAGAAGCGCTGGAAAAAGAATTTGGCATTGGTCAACAAGAAGCCGGCACGGCGGCAGCTGGCATACGCAGCGCGGTATTTGCTTTCATAACGGGCGGCACAGGCAGCGTATTCCTGGGGGCTTTGGCCGCCACAGTGGGCGTAAACCTGGCCGCAGAGCCGACAGTTAAGTTTGCCAGTGACCTAAAAACCGCGGTTATGAGCAATAAATCCGCGGAAGAACTAAAAAATCAAGGCGTTGATTTTGGCAACTTGCCCTTTGACGTCTGGCCGGTTGTTAAGTTCGGCCGCAATATCAGAAAGGCAGTGCAAGAAGAGGACACCTGGCAAACCCTTAAAGAAGTTGATATGCCGGGCAAGTTAGATTTAATTATTGACCCCGTAATTGGCTTTTCACAAAAGCTTGCGGCAGCTGCAAAAAGCAGCCAGCCGGTTGAGGACTTCCAGCAAATTGATCTTGGGGCCATAGACGTTTTAATAGACCCGCAAATAGAATTCGGTCAAGATTTAGCGACCGCGGCAAAAAGCACAAAGCCCATGAAAAGCCTGGTTGATGTTGGAATAGAACATCCTGTCAAATTAACGCTGGGCCTGGCAGGGGCCGGTGCAGGAATTTGGTGGGCCGGCGGTAAGGCCGCCGCTGCGGCAAAAGGCGCGGCCGGTTTGGTTTCCACTATTGTTTCTACCATACCAGCCACGTTAGCCCTGGGGGCTTTGGCAGCAACCGCAACTATAGGAATTACCATTTTAGATAAAAAGATAACTTCCGAGGAAACCGAATATGACGACTTTGCAGGCTGGGCCGAAAAGACGTTTGAAACCGAAATGCCGGACAGCATGGAACATACCGTAAACCAAATATGGCTGCAAGCAAAGCAGTTAAGCCTTAAGCAAATTTTCCAGGATATTTCTGATGCCTGGGAAACCTGGGAAAACGAAGGCCCGCCCTGGTCAAATATCAATTGGAACGAAACTTTTCACCCACCGGATTGGGCGCAGGATATTAACTGGGGCGAAATACCTTGGATGGATATTATAAATCCATTTCAAAAAGATGACTGGCCCGACGTAATATCTGATTGGCCAGGATGGGATGCAGTTGCAAAAATTGGTAGCCTGGGCAAAAGCGCCTGGAAAACTTACGTTGGATGGCCAGGCTGGAAAACCCTTGATGACTGGATTTTCCCCGAATGGGGCAAACTGGCAGACATAGATAACGTAAATTGGAAACAATTTACCAAGTTTGAGGGCTGGGCAAACTTACTCGAAAGTGTAACCTGGCCCGGCTGGGGTGAGCTATTCCCGGAACTGGCAAGCGTTGACTGGCAGAAGTGGACGACTTTTACCGGGTGGGCAAATTACATAGAAGCAAACTGGCCCGGCTGGAAAGAGCTTTTTGGCATCAACCAGATTGATTGGAATAAATGGACAAGTTTTAAGGGCTGGGCAAACCTGGTAGGCGATTTTGACAAGTGGCCGGGCTGGGATTGGGCCAACGTAGGCCCGCTTAAGCTGGGTGACTGGGTAGAAATTGCCTGGAATAAAGCAGCCGAAAAGTGGCCCGGCTGGGAAACCGTAATTGGCACAGTTGATCCCTTTAACCTGCGCGACAAAGTAAAGAAAGTAGGCAAAAACGCCTGGAAAAAATTGATGAACTGGCAGGGTTGGGAGATTGCGGGCATTGACCAAATTAACTGGAAGCAATACACCACTTTCAAAGGCTGGAAGCAATATATTGACGCAAAATGGCAGGGCTGGAAGCAATTATTTGGAATTGAGGAAATAGACTGGGCCAGCCTCACAACCTTTGACGGCTGGCAGCAATTATTTAACGATGCCGAATGGCCGGGCTGGCAGGCGCTTTTCCCGAAGTTGTCAAAAGTTGATTGGGGTAAATTTGCCAGCTTTGACGGTTGGAAAGAAATCTTTGCTGATGTTCAATGGCCGGGCTGGGCAAACTGGATAGACCCCGTTGACAGCTGGAAAGATTTAATTGGCTGGGATAACTGGAAATCAATCTTTCCGGAATGGCCGGGCTGGAATACTTTTATGAACTTAACCCCAAAAATCAATTTTGGTATAGATGTGCCAGATCTGCCGCCCTGGTTGCAGTGGATCTGGAACAACGCCCGCGGGGCCTTTGGGGCTGCCGTGAACAGAATTTGGGGCGGTGGCGGGAATAACAATAACAACGAACAAGGTGAGGGCCATCAAAGCGGAACGCCATGGACAGGTTCTGGGCCGCGCGACCAAATCGCCGGATTCGTCCACAATCAAGAAGCCGTAATTCCTTCAAACGTACTTAGAGGCGGCCCAGGGCCTATCCTTGATTTCCTTGGGTATAACCCCGGCCAGGGCAGCCTGAATCAAGAATCCGGGCGAATTGCCGGCAAATTAGACAAAATAGAGCAAAACACTTCCGAAGTTGTGGAAAAATTGAGCGCGGTTGCCGGTGGGCAAGGCGGCAAAATTCAGGTAGATATTAACGGCGTTGTAAGCCTTGAAGACGTGCTGGCCCGGGTAGCAGAGGAATGGGATGACCAGCGCCGGGCAGTTGGCAAGGTATAGGAGGTAATTTATGGCCCATAACTTTACACTGGGCGGCAAAACCAACGAAGACTTAAATATATCCATGCTCAATTCCCCACGAGAAGCGCTGCCCGAAGTTATGAGTAAAGTCGAAGAAAACCATAACCGCCCGGGCGGCCACGACTACGGCGGGG